TCGGCCGTTCTGGCGTGTGATTGACGCTTTGGCCGATGTAGTGTTTTTCATATTAAATCCAAGGCGTGTATATGAACCTGAATTCTGGCTGTTTGTATTGATTCTAGTGTTGGGGGTGTTCTGATGTTAGTATGTCTTCGACACATGGACAAAAACAAAAAGCCTTACGGACCTAATGAAGTCTACGTTGTAAACTCGCTCCAGAAGTTTGTTGCGCTTGTGATGAATGAAAAGATAGGCTGCACATTCCGCCAGCTGTGTGAAGAATACGGCATAGCGGGGCAGGATTCCCCGCCGCCAGACGTTTACGCAATGGCGATTAAAGAGGCTTACTATCATCACGGTATCGAACTTAAAATATCAAATAAAGGGTAGGTGATTGTTATGACTGATGAAATCAAGTTCCCGCTGTTGAAAGCCAGCGATATAGATGTACGTATCGACGACTTGCGGGAGATGAACTATAACAACAGCTCATACGTCAAATGTCGGCTGCTGCTTTATAAAAACGCCCGTGTTGATATGAAGTACCTTGACGCAATGTTCGGGCCGATGAACTGGCAGCGCAAACACACGCTGATAAACAACGAGCTTTTCTGTTCGATTGAGGTATGGGACCACGACAAAAAATGTTGGGTCTGCAAAGAAGACGTAGGTGTAGCGTCCAACTATCAGGCAGAAAAAGGCCGTGCATCTGACTGCTTTAAAAGGGCCGCTGTAAATTGGGGTTCTGGTCGCGAACTTTATACAGCGCCGAATATCACATTTAACTTGGCCAAGAACGAAGCGTCTATAGACGGTAAAAAAATCAAAATCGCTTTTGGGGTAAGCTTCCACGTTGGGCATATCGCCTATAACGATGATAGAGAGATTACAGAACTGGTTATTTTGGACGCCAACGGCTACGGCCGTTTCTTCTATCCGGCCAGTTTAAAAGCGTCTTATCTCCAGCAGCACCCGGAAGCCGCGCAGGCACCCGTACAATATACTCAAAAACCTACACAGAACGCACAGGGCGCTTCTAGGAGCGCTCAACCGTCCCAGCAAGGGCAATCACAAGCGCGGCAGGTTACGCAGCCTTCTAATGGCAATTCTGGCGCTGTAAATGTCAGAAGCGCGCCTAGTCCGTATATGTGCTTAAATTGTGGCGTCGAGATATCGCAAACTGTGCGCAGGATATCAGTAGAAAAGACAGGTAAGGCGCTTTGCATGTCTTGCCGCAATAAAGCATTATCGAATAAATAAGGAGTGATTTAAGTGTTTATAGCAGGTTGTGTCTGTGAAAACTGCGGTAAATTATTAAAAACGAAATTTACTACTATGGGAAAACTGATAACCTTTGCCCGTGATTCTGGCTGGTCGGTTTCTAATCACCGCCAAGGACCGGACGGGAAGCGAATGTATACATACTGTGATGACTGCCGCCAACCGGGTATAGGTCGGCCGCTGGCCCGGAAGAAATAATAAAACCCCTCAAATTCGAGGGGTTTTATTTATGCCGTTTTCATTTGACTTCTGCCTTTATATTAATTCGATTACGCAGAAAGGATAGCACGTTTTCCTGCAACCAGTAATACCGTGTACCCCTGCTGCTATATAGTACCTTGTGCGGCACATCTTCCCGAAGGTCTTTTTGCAGTTCCTTATAGCGCTTTCTAAAGCGTTTTACGGTTATATCAGGCTCGAACGTATTAAGAAAGTGCCTAATCAATCGCCCAGCCTGTACGCCAGATATAAAGTCCATTTTTTGAAGCTCTTTCCGGCGTTGTATCTGTTCTTTGTAATCATAGTTACGCAAGCTTACCACTCTCCCCAGATAGATTCTATCCGCTTATTCTCCCGGTCCTGATAGTCTAAGTATTCTTCCAGCAAGTCCCTGTCACTACAGGCTTTCATCTCTGCGCGCAGCTTTTTCATTGCGCTTTGACCGGGGGGGCTTTCAACGCCATAGACGCGCGTCACAGATTGCGCTAACAAATAGGCGTCGTAGGTTTTTTCAAATAACTTTGCTTTGCTTTCTGCGGTAATCATGGCGCTACTCTCCTATTGGTTTTCAAAGTATCCCGGCTTATACTCCCGTTGCAGCCAGTGATAAAACGACAGTTCGCATGTGTGAAATGCCTCGTTGTTGGGGTTTACCATTCATTGCAAACATCGCGTATAGGGCATTCAAAACAATCCTCTATAGTTACTAGGTTTGACAAAAATGTCCCCAGCTCTTCCGGGGACATTGTACGCATTTTGTCCAAATTAGTCATACTTACCTCACTCCGGTACTTCCGAAGCCGCCAGCTCCCCTGTCGGTCTCTGAAAGCTCGTCCACTTCTATAAACTCGATAGCAGGAATAGGCATGATAACCAGCTGACAAACTCGGTCGCCCGGCTTGTATACCTCGCTGTCAGAGTTTTTATAAAATACGGCTGACATTTCGTTCCTAAAATCAGAGTCGATGACGCCAACAGCGTTTGACATAGATAAACCTTGTTTTATTATGCTGCTACGAGGAAAAATTAAACCAACATACCCTTCTGGTATTTCTACAGCTATGCCCGTATGATACTTGATAACGTTATGTGGTAACTCTTCGACGCTTACAGCGTACAAATCATACCCGGCGGCACTTTTGGTTCCGTGGTATGGCGTTTTTGCGTCCGGGTGTGTTCTTTTGAATTTAATTTGCATTTTATCACTTCCTTTTGTTTTTATAAAGCGACCCGTAAGAATATCTCTTGTCGGCGCCTTCATTAAATTATGAAGGCGCCTATGTTCTGCGCGGGTAACAATTTGTAAATTAGTGAACTCGTTGTTATTATGATTGCCGTCGATATGGTGGACGTATAGGTGCTTTTTTAGATAAAGTTTGCCGTTTACTTCATCAAAAAACTTTCGTTCAAAATGTTCTGCATATATTTCAACGATACGTCTATGTAATCTGACTCGACCGCTCTTGTTCGCATACGGATTGTCAGGGCAATATACCCATATATCACACTGACTGCCGTTTTTCTTTGGCAAAGGTTTGTTTTTAAAAGACGAATTTTTGTTGCCTTTTAATCCATATTGATGATTGCCTTTTCCTGTCATGTATAAGCTGCGATACTTTTTGTTACATTCTCGCGAGCAACACGCCAACAGCTTCATTTTTGCAAGTCTGCTTTGCTTTACGTGAAATTTCTTTCCACAAATTGGGCAAGTACAATTCAGATTTTGCTTGTTTGTCCATTCTCCAGCGCATTTTTTAGAACAGAAGTTATGTTTTGCTTTTAACCTTTGTCTGTGAAAAATTTTAGTATCACATCCACAGTTTTCGCATTTTATGATTTTTAAATGACTCATTTCAAAATATGGTCTATAACTACAGTGGTGTCATGTCTCGCGTAGCAATCCCACGCAGCATCTGTTCTATGTGTTTTAGTTGGCATTTTTCCGCCCGGTAGTAGTTTAATTTTGATTTCCATTTCTTCATCATCCTTTCAGATAGTCTTCATTGATTAATCAACCTTATAACGTGGACTTTATTCAACTTCCAGTTGACAGGATTCCTAGAGAGAATGCCGCAGTTGATATCTTCACTCTGAACGAAGAATGGGCAATCTGTACAGCATTTGTATTTAGCACATTCATTCTGAATAGTTTGCAAAGCGTCTAACAGTTTTTCATAGTCAATCATTTTTCTTCCACCTTTATATTAGTAATTTCATGAAGACGTTGTTCAAGGACTTCACAATCATCATCTAAATAAGCTACATTTATTGCTTTCTCAATATCTTCATTCGTAGCGTCGTCTCTGACCTTTACGGCAACAAAAAGCCTGCATTTTTCAATAATTTCTGCTGTAACTTTTTTCATCTCATCGCGGGCAGGATACCCTGACCTCTTAGGTCGGGGAGGAATGCCCGCTCCCTCCTTTCAATAAAAAACAATAGATTTTCAGCAAAATAGTGCTATAATAATTTTGATGAAGTATTATACACTTTAGAAAGGCAGGTGAGAATATGTCCGACCTAACCAAAACGATAAAACTTCGCATACATGTTACTCCTGAACAGGAAGTATTGTTCCGTCAAATGACGGAACAATACCGTCAGGCTTGCAACTTCGTGTCTCAATACATCTTCGACAATCAGTTCGACTTGACTTACCAAAGCCTCAACAAGAAACTGTATAGTAGCCTTCGTGGCTTGTTCGGCTTGAAGTCTCAATTAACCCAGTCTTCTATCAAGACGACGATTGCCAGATACAAGACAGTCAAGCAACAGTTATTCCGAAAGCCTTATAGATACAAGGATGAGGATGGTAACTGGCAACGCATCCCTAAGGATTTGGAATGGCTCTGGAAACCCGTATTCTTTCGCCGGCCGCAGGCTGACTTAGTCCGCAACCGAGACTACAGTTTCGTGGATGACGGGCAAGTCCTGTCCATCAACACACTCGGCAAGAGAACCAAATGTACCTTTGAAAGCGAGCATTTCGCTGAATACCTTGATGGCTCCTATGACCTTGGTACTGCTAAACTGATTGAACTCAAAGGTTTGTGGTATCTCCATATTCCTATCACCAAAGCTGTTGAAGATTTTCAGAAGGAAAACGTTCGCCATGTTGTCGGTATCGACCGTGGACTTCGTTTCCTTACGGTTAGTTACGATGAACAAGGTAAAACTGAGTTTGTCTCTGGCAGAAAGATTGCCACTAAACGCCATAAATTCCAAGAAGTACGCAAGCAGCTTCAGTCCAAAGGTACAAAATCTGCAAAGCGTAGACTAAAAGCCATTTCCGGGCGAGAGAACCGTTGGATGTCTGATGTAAACCATCGGATTTCTAAGACACTCGTTGAGAAATACGGCAAAGATACACTGTTTGTACTTGAGGATTTGACCGGCGTCAGCTTCGAGGATTCTAACCTTTCCAGAATTGCAAAGCAGAATTATGACCTGAGAAGCTGGAGTTTTTACCAGTTGGAACAGTTCTTAACTTACAAGGCTCACGAGAATCGTTCCGAGGTTCTGAAAGTGTCTGCAAGATACACTTCCCAGCGTTGTCCTAAATGCGGTACTATCCATAAAGAAAATCGTGACCATCACAGGCATCTGTATAGCTGTCAGTGCGGTTACAGGTCCAACGATGACCGTATCGGTGCAATGAATATCCAGCTCCTCGGCACGATGTGGATTTCTGGGGACAATAATCCTCGTTACGAAAGAATATCAACTACCTCGGAGTAAATCTCCTTGGTAAAGCGGGTGTCGTCAACCACCCGATAATGTAGGCGGATTTAGGGAGACATCTTTTAGATGTCGCTACTACCTATGCAGTTCCCGACTTACAAGCCGCCACTTCTATAAGTGGCGGTAGTTGACCTTATACACTCTCCTTGTCATAGGGGGCTATATATCCATATCCAAGACGCTTTTTCTTTCCTCTGCGTCCATAGCAGCAGAATTCTTCGTCTTTCAGGTTGTTAAAACGTATTTCACGCCA